GTGAGCGGCCCAAATTCAGTCATGTAGCCACGCGAGGAATTATCAACCTCAAAAGAACACTACACGTCTAAAATATACAATTTCGGACATACGCTATAGAAATTTGCGACCCAAAGTAAAAATCCAAAACCCAGGCAAGATGCTAACATCTTACTAGGGTTTTGTATATAAAACCTTTGAGCTACAAATAGCACAACGTAAGATGTAAACACATCTCATCCAGGAATGAATAGGTATTCATACCCCTGCTCGGCCGCCGAGCAGTATCCTGACTTTCTCCCCGTGAGAAAGCCTCTTGCGACATTTTATAGACTGTCGTCTATCCCATATACAATATACATGTAACACAAATATATAAACAAAATTGTATACAAATAGCCATGATCGAACCCAAAAAGATCTAAGCTGCAGTAGGATTAAGATATACGTAATACACAGGAGCTCCAATAAAGAGTCCTAATTGAAAGTCTTCCGCTGTGGAAACATACTTATCAATTCGCATGGTAAGAGCATTATCTGATGCTTTAACTTCAGTTGTTAGTTCATGACCCAAACGCTTCCCAGCGTAATAATTGAGATCTCTGGCAGGAACAAATCTTTGTCCTGCAGTATAAAAAGGAGTCTCATATTCTAGACATGGGTTATTAAAAGCTGGTGTGATTGCAGTTCCTCCTAAAGAACCACGTAAAGTATGAAGCATTTCTTTTCGCCGATCTCCTATATTAGTACTATCGAGTGGATGAGAACTCACAAAATTACTAACTCCCTCAATACTATGTCTAGCAACACCAAACGATCCACTATGACCGGCTGTGTTCTTGTCAATGAGCATTGCTTTATGTCGCAACGCTCCCCTGCGCATAACAAATGCAGGTGTAAGGTAATTCAACAAAGTTGTATTACAAAAACTATATGGAAGAATTCCTCCCCCACTTGGTACACCGAAATCGTCACCGGCTGGATCCCATCCTCTGTAGTACGGAAAATCTGTGAGATTAATTGAAACCATTCGAGTGCCTGTGCCAACGTCAGCAGGCCAGTAAGCTGTATGGTAATGGTATCTTCGCAACAAATCACGAAAACTCACTATCCTTTCACCCTGATATACAAGGTATTGATTATCGTCTTTGAATAAATCCGCATTAGATCCGAAAGCTTGAATTTCATTAGAGCAATCAGGAGCATTAGATTCATCAGTACTCGTAGCGAGTACATCAGATGCTTCTTCCGACTGTGCAACATATGGTGCAATGTCACTTTGCTCTCGAAAATAAGAAACATTCCTTAGACCGTTTACAGTAGGAACAGCGAAAGCAATGTCTTCACCGCCACTAACCCATACTTGTACTTTAACTACAGCATTGGTATTGCTTGGAGTTGCGAGTTCATTAACAACGTAGACACTAAGACTACCGTTATCATATATATCACCAGCAGAAACATTAGCAGTTGTACTGAAAGTAGAAAAGATAAAAGGGGCAACACTTCCTCCACTCAAGTTTGGTCCAGGCACAAGATTCCAAGCCCTAATGTCAGCCCACTTAACCTCGTATTCAAAGTCTCTATCCTCTGAAATATCAATAGTGGTAGAATATACTTGGTTATAGGCGACAGGCCCAGAATTATTAGTACGTGGATTGTAAACAATTCTCAAACGTCCTCTATGATACTCGGAACAAACAACATTAAACCTAAATTTGATTGAGCCTTGCCATGCTTCAAAGGGATTCGCTGCAAAAGCAAGAGCAGTAGGATGAACTTCATTGACGGGAGCAGCTGAAAGTGCCCTAACTAATGCGGGAGTAACCAGCATGGACGCTAAAAGAGTGTCAGTAGTGGCAGATTCCGGCCAGTCAAATTGTTGCCAAAAGGAAGGTCGTTGAGCAATTGCTGAAATAGTAAGTTCATCCTCTCCACCAAGTCCCATAACTCTCGTATCAATAGTAAGCTCATTCTTAGAATCAGCAGACAACTTGACAAGAGGCTCAGAAGTATCAGTGTTAGACAAATTACCCATATACCTAGGAACATACGGTTTAGTATCCTCGAGTACTTGTGGACGCGAATAACCAAAGATCTTAGCCACTTGACCAATGCGAGTAGCAACCATGGCAGTAGCTTTTGCATAAGGCGCAATGACTGGAATCATAGAAAGAGCATTGGCTGCATTAGCAACTGCAGAAGCAGGTTTGCTTATTAAACCATCTTTCACAAATTCATCATTTGTTCTGGTATTATTGACCTTCTTTGTAGGGCCTTTCTTCTTATTCCCACTTGCTTGTTCAACGTAAGTAGGGAATCCAAATTCATCCAATTCTCTATCTGCTGTACCAGATTGGGCCTGAACAGTTGTAGGAACGGAGAGAACAACATCTTCGGCCCAAACAAAAACTGTAACCGTAATGGGATCTGTACCACCATTGGCATGACGCAAAATGTCAAAATCATGGATAGTAACTCGACCCATATCAGCAGTCCAGTTATTCTGAGTAATATCAAGAAAATTCTCAGGCCATAAAAACGGCAACAACATTTCACCACCTTGTGACGTTGTAGGGTCAAGCATAAAATGAGGCTTTTGAGAAGCCCCAACCAAATCTTGTTCAAAAAACGCACGGTTGAGAGTTACACTATCTCCACGAAGATATGGATTGTAAGAAACTAAAGCTCGTCCATAGTAGAAAGAGTTACCATTAATAAGCATCTTCATTCTGAGATTACAACGTAGGTTACGATACCTATTTATTTTCTGTTTAACATCAGCATTACTAAAAAACTCAGTCCACGGATTAAAAACCTCAAACAACCTAGTACTTTCCGGAGTCCACCGAAACTCCTTAATCTTGATAGGACGACCAAGGAAGGAACCGAGTTCTGCATCGCTAAATCCTGCGAGTTGAGTAGTGACATCGGGTGAAGATGATATGTCATAAGACCATGGTGTGTCTCCATCGACAAAATGTACATTTTGTGTTGACATATGCTGAGGTGCTTTTGAGACACTGTAAGCACCAGCATTAGGACTATTTGAGTCAGCCCCAAGACTATTTGTATTATTATTATTAGTTGAAGTAGGCAATATTTAATATATACAACACATCAGGGCAGTACCCGCTGCTCCTGTGTGCGACAATGTTTCCCTGGCTGACGAAACCCCCAGTAAATACCGGTATCCTAAGGGTAGGATGTCTATATGTACAAAGCTTCCATAAAATATACAAACATGTAAATTATAAAATATGTAGTAACCATATATACACAACTATTTTAAACTTATACTACGAATAGCTCCGGAGTGGATAGATTTTACGCCTCTCCAAGGCGGTTGGAACTTATTCTGAAAAGTCCCACTCATCGCCTACAGCAGAAACAAATGCATCTTCGTCTGTAATCTCATCGATTACATCGGGCTCACGTCCAAGATATCTAATCTCGAAATGTTTAAGCCTGTCTTCATAAGATTCAGTTAACATTTTGCAAGAATCTGTCATCCCACACTTAAATGCAACTTCCTTCATTTGCTTTCTACGCAATTCGTAGACTTCTTTGCCGTGTTGCCACCATTCACGCAAAGCACCATCAATGTTTCCGGCAGATTGATCTTCCAAAGATACAACGCCGGATTCAAGGACGGCGTGGAGACTTTTGAAGATAGATTCTTCAGACAAAGCTCCATGAATCATACCAGTATCCGCATTGAACTTATTCTCGCGCTTCAAAAAATCAGCTTCGAGATCATTCATATATGGAGTTGGTTCAGATTCTTTATCCGGCATGGTGAAAACCATGTCACGTTCCCTAAGAAATTTGGCATATGATATATGATTGAACCAGTCATAGCCTTCCTTTACGGAACCCTTAACATCATCACCGTAAGTCATAATAGCACAAATCTCACGAAAAGGCTTTGGCTTACCAAGGTGTGATGGCCAGAGGTGGAAATACGCACATCTTAATTGCAAGGAGTTGACAATACAGTTAATGTAAACAGTCAAATTTTGTCCAGAAGGATTGGATCCCTTATGGATAATAATGTCTCCATTGTAAGCTACACAGGAATATGCGATTTCAGTCGCAATACCACGCATGATAATTAAATCATCCTTAGTGTATCTCCCGCACTTTTCTGCAATCTCAATTAGAGCAGCAAAAGCAGCGTTAATAAGTTGTGCAGGCATACGAAGATCATATTTACTATAATCTCCTGCCAAAATACGATCTACTCCGTGTTTCTTCATGTGATTTGCCAACTGATCCCATTCAGGACCTTGCGCATTCACTCCTACTGCACACTCAGAATCGAGTGGAAATACTGATAAAATACGGGCAAGAGGTAGAAAGAATTTACGAACCATCAATTGAGTGGCCCAATCTGCAGCTTGAAAAATTCTAACCTTGTCTTTAGTTAACTTGGTAGGTTCATCCTTGGCACATGCTTTGAAAATAGAATAGCAACGCTTACCCGAAAGTAAAATCTGTTCCATCTTTCTCATTTCATCAACAATCATAGGATGAGCTTCAGCTGGACATTGGAAATCCGGATAATTCAACGGATCCAATAGTTTAATCATTTCTCGCTTAGGTCCAGACAATGGATAGCCTTTGGAAGTTCCTTTTGGCATAGCATCAATAAAACGCTTACCATCTTTACCACACAAAGCTTCCATGTCAGTCATAGGAGCAAGCTCTGATAGAACCCACAATTTGAATTTGTCAAGCTTGAAAACAGAAATAAGACCGTCAACATAGTCCTTATATGCTGCTTCAACGAGACTACCTTCAATCCCTGCACTGGGATTGGCTGAATGAGCTAGAGATGCTTGCCACATTCTAGTTCTGTGGAACTTAGGAGCACCATATTGGTTCTCAACTCCAGTAACTTCAGCAACAGTATCAGAGATGGGAGTTTTCCTCACTTTACTCTTGGTATAGGTAACTCTCCTGCCATCTTGTCCCAAATATTCGACATTGCTGCCGATTGGTAAATAATTAACAGGTGACTTCTCATGTATATCTTGAGTAACTAAAACTTGTTTTTCATAACGAGTTGTAGGAAAATCTCCATTCACTGTAGATGGAAAAGCACCTTTCCACTTCTTGTGTGCTTGATCCCAAACATCCTGGATCTCTTTTTGAGTAACTATTAAAGCTTTTCCTCTGGGAGAATCTGGAATACCACGCAAATGAACACCTCCTATGCATTTTCGCGCAAAATTGGCAACTACAACACCCATGCATAATCCTGTAAAAGTGTTGTAAGGCAACTCATAATCAAAACCCGCACCGCCAGACTTAGAATCCTTAGTATAAGTAATACGAATAGGATCTGACCTCATGGAACCATCACCATTCTTATATAGAAAGTGACCAGAACCAGAAGCTGTAATTTTGTCTGGAAACAAGTGACGAATGTCAGCAAATACACCACCAGAAGCGATGTTAACTAAACACAAATCCTTTCCTGGGATAGGAATCATATAATTGGTGCTGACTATTGCCTTAAACGTTGAATTTAATTCAGATGGATCTTTACGTGTTAATAATGCTCTCATGTCTTTACGATTTTTGAACACATGCAAAGGCATCATAAATGTATTGCCTCCAAGAGCTAGAACATCACATTTCTGTTGAAATCCATTTTCAACAAATACTCCATGGCATAAATTGGCTTCCACTTTGCTCAATATTTGATCAAACGTCATAGTAGCAGATTTGTCAGTGACGTGAAGTTCAGCTGCAACAGCAGTTGCCCAAGGATTTATCTCAGCATCTCTCTTCTCAATCTCCTCTATATTTTCAGGAACAAGAGCAGATTGCTGTAAAGCAGCAGCAGTACGGAAAATACCAGTGAACTTGTAAATAACTCCAGCAATAGCACACATGCTAATAAATGCTTTAGTTTTACTTTCTCTGATAGATCTAAACACATCAATTGTAGCATCTCTACGAGACAACAATTCATTCATACGATCATTTCTCCATTTTGCCAACAATCCACCATATATCAATGCGTAAAAACCCAAAACGATTCCTCCACATATGAGTGAATTTGTTTGCTCAAACATGGTACAAGCTGTCAAAGTCGATAACATGGAAAAACCAACTCCTCTTCTGGCCTTTTTCTCAAAAGTTAGAAATCTGCGAGCGTTACAAAGCATGTAAGCTCCTGAAACTAATCTATTAGTAAATAGCCAGGTCGGAAATTTTCCAACAAAATTGGAAACACGCGCGCCCATGGATTCAAATTGATCCTTGATAAAATCGAAGGATTCTTCCATAGATGCTTGTTGTTCACCTTCCTCATCAGATAATAATTCCAAATCATCATCATCTACATCTCCCACAATATCTCCTACTCCTGAACAAAATTCTAGTTCTGGAATAGCTTCACATTCACATAGGTTATGAGCTAAATTACACTCTGGACAATATTTACGAGAAGCAACAAGACCTTCACCCTTCTTAATCAATTGTCGTTGATTTTCAAAATGTTTTTTACACTTAGTAGTTAAAAAACGCAAGGTCTGATCGATGGTTCGAGGCTTATTTTCCGTGACACCATCAATGTGACGTAAATGAGAGTTGTCCCCACCATCTTTCTTCTCCAAGGGTGTGTAAATATGTATATCCCAAATATCATTTACCAAAGAATCTCCAGGGAAAACTTCAAGAGCTTTTGCACTATCAAGACGACCGTCTTGAAGGGCAAATTCTTTCTTGACTGCAACTTCCAAATGAACATCGGCACGACGAACAATGGAATATGGACAAATAGATCCTGCATTCGCATGTTGTGCTAAAGGAGCGTTTGAGGTAATTATAAATACACGAGGTCTAATTTCAATCTTTCCTTTCTCATGAAGATCAGCTTTATTTGCGTAAGTAATCATGTTGTTATTGATATCAACAATACGTTCCGTTGGGGCTTTATCCAAGAAATCAGTTTTGGTATTCCCGAGATCGTCAAAAAAGATACCTGTAGTATGTCCCTTTAACGTGGAATCAAATTTATCAGATTCTTTAATAATAGCAGTATTTTTGGTATCAGGATCAACACCTGAGGCTGCCAAACAATCAGCCATAACAACTTGAGCAATAGTGGTCTTACCGCGTCCTGAATCTCCCCATACATAAACAGTAAAGGGAGCAAAGCGCATAGATCCGTCAATTCGTTTAGCTTGATAAGCTGCACGATTCTTACGGAGAACATCAATGCGTTTTTCAAGATAACCTTGTTGCCAAGTACCTCTAGCAGATTTAAAAAGTCTTTCTGCTAACTCCAAAGCTTCATCCAAAAGTTGACTGTATTCAATGTCATTAATTGTCTTAAGCTCCCCTTTGATAGTAACTTTCTTTTCATGAAGATTAAAAACCATAGCATGTTCATGCAATTCCAATAATGGAAAATACAAATCATCTAAAGTTCTACCATCATTGTTAGAAAATAACAAAGGACTAAAAGATTTTTGTTTGAAACATTCATAACCGCCTTCAATGAAGTATACAACAGTGTCAAGAACTGCGCCTACCAAATCGATAGCGGTACTATGTTTCGAAACAGTGCCAACTCTGAAAAGATCTATACCCTGTACTGACCACTTTAAATTAGTGACAGAACATAATCCAATAGATGCTGCAACTGAAATAAGCGCAGAAATCTTTCCAAAAATAGGTGCATTACGAATAGTATCCCAATTTTCCCTTAAATCAGGAATTTTGCTTAACCATTCAACACCAGTTGGCATATTTTCCCCAAAAATTGCTGCTTGCTGTTCAAAAATATTATATCCAAACAAATCCTCACACCATTTGATAGTATCTTCTTGAGCTAAAATTTGCCCACAAAGACTACCAGTTGTCATAGCTCTCAATGATAAAACAATTTGAGCTGCAACTTGAGCAGGAGTCTTCAAAGCAGGTAAAGTGATAGCTAATGCACCAACAACTTCCAGAACTTCCATAATTTTGGATGTATGAGCTTCAGCATTCATTGACAAAATAGTATTCTTGGCTAAATCAATGATGCTAGCGGGGTACAACTTTTCAACTAGGGACTGGTGAACGTAATCAATTTGAGGCTGTGGAAGAGCACTCTTTTTTGGTGCACTCTTTGGCACATTGCTTTGATTTCCGCCCTTCCTCATATTCTTCAACTTCTCCTGTCTACGAGCTCGCTTGTTTTTAGCAAATTTAGCACGGCGAGCTTGTTTAGAATTAAAAGTTTTAACTGAGGTGGTAGTAGAGTAATATTTCTCCGCAGAGCTAACGTAAACCTCTCTATTATTATTTACGTTACTTTTACACGCGACAGAAGTTCCTTGGCTTGACATTTTCATGAAAATTGAAAACGACAAGCACAGAGGAACCAATTCGCGAGAGGCCCGCAAAATTGGAAATCCAATTGTGCTTCGACACAAAAGCTTTGCTCCACCACTCAATTAAGAGGATGGACTTACTTACGTACTTTAAACGTGTATTATTCGCCGCAGGCTGAGGCGGTACACTAGGTACATCGGTTGGTAAGGCTTCAACCAAATAGCTGTCCAACAAGAATTCTCAAGTGAACTTGGGGGTCATTAATTCCCACTATAGGTTTTAGACAATACGCCGACTAATGAGTCTTGTCTAGGGTTTGGTCCCCATATCATAAGATAGGTAACCGAAGAACATCACAGAAACGTAGCGTGATGATAAACTAGGCTTATTCTATTGTCAGCCGAATAAACATTTGGGCTCTTCACTCCGTAGAGTGGAAATACAATATTGATACAGGTACTACCTCCTTCAATAAGGTCCGTTAATTACGAAATTACATCTCACAGACATATATTTAAAACGCTTCTGTGTGTATGAGTTACTAGCGTTCAGTTGGCCAAAAGGCCTGAACTAAATTCCGGGGTTCACCGGAAACGAAATGTTAAAGAACAACTACAACTGAGACTAATGCCATATAATCCAATTGCAATCCAAATCGGTTCGTTTTATCTAGCCTGGCGCTCAAAAGAGCATCGTAATCGCCAGCTGGTCCAAAATTCAAAATGAATGATGGAACGACTACGATAGATAGAAAACTTGGGTTCGATCATAAACTAAATCAGCAGAATTTTCAATAAATTAAACAAGTATGCTTAAATTACTTTTACTAACAATTCATTGAAACTCAAATAAAAACAAATAACTATAGGGGTGAAACCCCTAATAGACATGGTTGTTTATATAGAGTTTCGAATACCTAATAAAAGTCATTTGATAGACTTGAGTAACTAATTGTTACTACTGATAAAAGTTCATTGATCTCCGCATGGGTAATACCCATGCGGAGCTTTATTTCAGATCGCCTGAAATGAGCCCCGAAGGACTCACATTCTAACAATCTTAATTTAAAGATCAGCAAAGTGACACGGACAGTTAGTGGCCGACGGACTGAACACCTCGTTGCCTTGGTGCGTAC